CATTACTGATTACGACGAAGTATTTTATGACGGAGATGATGATGGATATCCCGACTGAGTTTGAATTTATGAAACCAGAAGTTAAACTCATTAGTGTTACTCCTGATGCAGAAAAGCACATGGCATATTGTGCTCGTGTTTCTAATCCAGCAAATCAGGAGAATGATAAGTTTGCTGGACTACTTAAGTATTGCATTCAGCATCAGCATTGGAGTATCTTCGAACAAGCGTCGATGACTGTAGAGATTAACACGACTCGCGGTATTGCAGCGCAGATACTTCGGCACAGGTCTTTTACATATCAAGAATTTTCGCAGCGTTACGCTGATACTAATCTTCTAAACAACACTATTCCTCTTCCTGAACTCCGTAGGCAGGATAATAAGAACCGACAGAACAGTATTGATGATCTTCCCGATTATCTAAAACTGACATTGTGCGAAGATATTAGAATGCATTTTGAGCAGTCTCTACGCATCTACAACCGTCTTCTGGACAAGGGTGTAGCAAAGGAGTGTGCAAGGTTTGTACTGCCCTTAGCGACGCCTACACGCCTCTATATGACCGGTTCTGTACGGTCATGGATACACTACATTGATCTTCGTTCTGCACATGGAACACAGAAGGAACATATGGAGATTGCAGAATTGATTCGTTGTATTTTTACCTGTCAGTTTCCTGCAGTATCTGAAGCACTTGGTTGGACTCGTGAGGGATGTTCTGAGTGTTCTGATGCTCCTTCCATCACTATTGAATAAATATCCTTACATACAATGGAGGAATAAAGTTGCCTACCTATAGATTCGAAAATACAGAAACAGGTGAAATTTTTGAAAAATGGATGTATATGTCGGATAAAGAACCTTATCTTAAAGAAAATCCAAATCTCAAACCTTTAATTCCAACTCAAATGAATGTTGGAGAAGTTGGAGAATGGCAAAACAAACTAGTTCAAAAAAATCCTGGATGGAATGAAGTTCTCACTAGAGCTTCAAAAATGCCTGGGGCAGTAGTAAAACCAATTTCATAATTTATGGCAAGATCAAGAAGAAAAGGTGGCGAACAGCCTATCGGAGTTGGTATGACAACCCGAGCAATGAGAAAAAACAAAAAAGCAATTAATGCAGATTTGCTTTTAGATATCGATCCATTAACAGATAATCAAGAAAGACTTTTTAGTTCTTATGATAATGATAAAAACTTAGTTGCTTACGGTGCAGCAGGAACTGGAAAAACTTTCATCACACTCTATAATGCACTTAAAGACGTATTGGATGAAAGAAGTCCATTCGATAAAATCTACATCGTAAGATCTCTTGTTGCTACTCGGGAGATTGGATTTCTTCCAGGAGATCATGAGGACAAGTCATCACTTTATCAGATTCCATATAAGAATATGGTAAAGTACATGTTCCAAATGCCATCGGATGCAGACTTTGAGATGCTTTATGGCAATTTAAAAAATCAAGGAACTATCTCTTTCTGGAGCACTTCATTCATTCGTGGAACAACTTTAGATAACGCTGTTATCATTGTTGATGAATTTCAAAATTTGAATTTTCATGAACTTGATTCTATCATTACTCGTGTTGGTGAAAATACAAAAATTATGTTCTGCGGAGATGCCACACAATCTGATTTGATTAAAACTAATGAAAAGAATGGTATTATTGATTTCATGAAAATTCTTAGAAATATGCCATCTTTTGATATAATTGAATTTGGTGTTGAGGATATTGTTCGCTCAGGACTCTGTAAAGAATACATTATTGCAAAAACTGAACTAGGACTCTGATGTTTAATCACGTTGAATTGAATCTTCCCAAACTTGATCGGGAAACTATAGATGGACTTCGTTATTATAAAGTTCATGGAGACGGTGAACTTAAAAAACTCGTCTCCATTACCTCTATAACCAGTAATTATAAAAAAGAATTCTTCAATAAATGGAGACAAAAAGTAGGTATTGAAGAAGCAAATAGAATTACTAAAAAAGCAACTGCAAGAGGAACAGATGCTCATACTTTAATTGAGTATCATCTTCGTAATATGAAATATGATTCTGATGTTCTTCCAATTTCTAAGCATCTTTTTCAAATCGCAGTTCCTGCGCTAAATCGTATAAATAATATTTACGCATTAGAAGGTTCCCTTTATAGTTTATTTTTTGGTATTGCAGGCACAGTAGATTGTATTGCAGAATTTGATGGGGAACTAGCGATTATTGATTTTAAAACGTCAAAAGAACCAAAACCACGAGAATGGATTGAAGGTTATTTTGTTCAGTGTTGTGCATACGCATGTATGCTTCATGAACTCACTGGTCTCTCCGTTAAAAAGTTTGTAATTATTATGACATGTGAGAATGGAGAAGTTGAAATTTATGAAGAGTACGATAAAGAAAAATATATTCGTTTACTTACAAAATATATTAAAAAATTTATTAGTGACAAAACGAAAGAAGAATCTTGACTTAAACTTTAAGTTCTGATAAACTTAAAAAAGTTACCATGGATAAAATTGTCCTCTACGATCATACAATTAATGGAATCTAATTTTAACAATGAATTAGAAAAAGTACTAGAAAAAAAGTTTTTCTGTCCTTCACGTTTTGCACAAGAAGTTGAAAAACTTGTGCAAGAAAATGATGACATGAACTATATTGATGCTATTGTATTTTTCTGCGAAAAAAATAATATTGATTTAGAATCAGTTCCTAAATTAATTTCTAAACCATTGAAAGAAAAGATTAAGTATGAAGCAATGGAATTAAATTTTTTAAAGAGAACCTCAAGAGCAAAATTAGTGTTTTAATTCCATTTTGGTCTAAAAATTTTTCCGGCAAAAAATTCATCATATTACTTTTTAATGACACCTTTTGAAACATATAAAACTTATGTTGCTTTAAAAAATCACTTTACAAAGAGCAACTATGACTATTTTGTTTATTGTGGAAAAATTAGAGCAAATCTTCAATCTTTTTACAACCGACGTGATCGCTTTTGGTTTGAGAAAATTTCAAGACAAAAAAAAGAATCTGAAATATTAAATTTCTTTATTGCGAATTTTGTTTCATGTAATGATCCACAGTCTCTTTGGATTGGTGAAATTATAAAAGAAGGAGAAATAAATTATACAAATTGGCAAAGGAAAATTCAGTCCTTGTCTTATGTTTTTAAAGAAGAGATAGAAAAAATATTTACTAAAAAAAATTTTAATGAGATGTTTAAAATTGAAGAAAATAAACATCCAAAATTGCTAAAAGATTACTTGCAAGGAAAAGTTTCTTTGGAAACTATGGTAATACTGGATAAAATACTTGGATACAAATCGAAGTTTGATAAAAAACTCAAAGATCCCGTATGGGAATTTGTCTCTATGCGTATGAGCAAGTATAGTCCGTTTCTAAATACCGATGTATTCCATTACAAAAAAATTTTGAAAGAAGTAATTCTAGGAGACCAATGAGTTTTTTTAATTCCGAAATTGTTCGTGCGGAAATGACTGAAATTTCTGAACTTCAAGAAGAAATATACGGAAGTATATTTAAATTTCCATCTATGGATAAGGAGGATAAAATCAAACACATAGATCTTTTGGAAACTCTTTTGAAAAAACAACAAGTTTTATATACCAGATTGAGTTTATCTGATGATCCTGAAGCAAAAGAAATGAAAAACAAAATCATGGATTCTGCTATACTAATGGGACTTAATCCCAGCACAGATATGAATGTTATTTTTAATAATATGTCTAAAATTCTTGAGGCAATGAAATTAAACATTGACAAACGAAAACCTGGCATGTAGAATGATGGAGTACACACAACCGAATCCAATTCATCCGAGGTATACACATGGCATTTGCCGATCTTAAAAAACAATCTAAACTTGGTTCTTTGACCGCTAAACTTGTCAAAGAAGTAGAAAAAATGAATACCAGCAGCGGTTCTTCTGACGACCGTGTATGGAAACTTGATGTGGACAAAAGCGGAAATGGTTATGCCGTAATTCGTTTCCTTCCTGCTCCTGATGGGGAAGATCTTCCTTTTGTTAAACTTTACAGTCACGCATTTCAAGGTCCTGGTGGATGGTTGATTGACCAGTGCCTTACTACCATTAATCAAAAGTGCCCTGTATGTGAGCACAATTCTGGACTCTGGAATAATGGTACTGATGCAGGTAAAGAAGTTGCTCGTAAGCAAAAGCGTAAACTGACTTATATCAGTAACATTTACGTTGTAAAAGATCCTTCAAATCCTGAAAATGAAGGTAAGGTCTTTCTGTTCAAGTATGGTAAGAAGATCTTTGATAAACTGACTGCTGCAATGCAACCAGAGTTTGAAGATGAAGAAGCAATCGATCCGTTTGACTTCTGGCAAGGTGCTAACTTCAAACTGAAGGCAAAGAATGTTGCTGGATATCGTAATTACGATTCCTCTGAATTTGCTCCTCAAAGTGCTCTACTTGAAGATGATGATGCAATGGAAGCTATTTGGAAAAAACAATATTCTCTCGCTGAATTTGTTTCTCCCGATCAGTTCAAGACTTATGATGAACTGGAAAAGCGACTCAAGAGTGTTCTGAATCAAAAAGATGCTGCAAGTTCTGTTCGTCAGCAAGAAGAGGAGTATGACTCTTACATTCAACCTGAAACGAAAGAGGACAAAGTAATGGAGGAACTGGAAGAATCATATCGTAAAGCAAAATCTACAACACCAACAGTTGAAAAGTCTGCATCAATTGATGATGAAGATGAGGATGATGCTCTTGGATATTTTCAAAAACTAGTAGATATGTGATTATTCAAAAAGTCTAATATTATCTCCTTTTTTCAAGGTGGGTCTCAAATACTGAGATCCACCTTTTTTATATTGCATAAGTTCCTTAAGATCATTAAAAACAATATTTAAATATTTTGATTTAAGAACGAAAATGTTTCTCTTATTTTCTTCTATTTGACTTTCATATTCATAATTAGTTACTGTTTTGACAAAAGAAGTGGATGGAATTAATTGAGAGTAACCGAGTCCTACATCATAAAATTCATAGTAATGAGAATTTCCACTTGAAATATTGGTTTCATCAACGGTAACTAAAACTTGCTCTTTTCTTGGAATCGCTAAAACTGGTGATGCAACATTTGGTGTTGTTAGAAGTTCATATGTAAATGAAGTTGCATTAATTCCATCGGGAATTTGTGCAGATGTAACAATAAATGTTCCATTATATTCTGAGTCTGGAACGTTCACAATTGTTACCTGAGATCCAACATTTACACCATATACACCACCATTAACAGTTACTGTTACAGTAGTTGATGGTACGACTCCATTTCCAGAAAAAATTTGGTTTATTTGGTTTGCATTAATCTCAATAAAATTGCCATTAGTTCTCCAAGTATTTGGTATTTCGAGACCAGCAGATAAAACTGTAGCACCTCTAGAATTTTTAATTTCTGTAGTCTCATAATGATGAACACCATTATATAACGTATTGTAATCACCATACTTTTCAAGTAGATACTTATCAAATGAAACTTGAGATAAAGGCCATTCTGAATGAACGTTTAAAATATTATTAGAAAGAAGAATCAACCAATCAAGAGTGGAATCTCCATAAACTTGATATGCAACATTATCTGGTCGATCATCTCCTATAATTTTGTATTTTGTAAAGAAATTAAGATTTCCAAAAATATCTTCTCTAAGTTTTGCACGTTTGAAAAGATTTTTTACAATCGAATAGTCAGATATATTCTGCTCTTCTTTTGTTCTATTAACGTAGGCAAAATTTGGAACCTGTCTAAAGTATGATGCCATTTTTAGTAACCTATGTAATCGTCGCTGTCGCCATCTAAAGCAGTATAATCATCATTATAAATTGGAGTAAGTTCTTTAAATCCCATCGTTAGTTGATAGGCAGTCATTGAATTATTATAAAATGTTGAGTAAGTTTGTGCTGGAGTATAATCTACAGTAAAATTTTGTAAAGCACACTCTTTTATTTGAGGTAGATATTTTGCTCCGTCTGCACCATCACCTTTTTGCATATATTTAATCAAAAAAGTGTTAGGCGTTTTTAAAAATAATCCAGTTGATGCCCTTTGTACAGACATACCTTGTTTAAAGAATCTAATAATTTTTTTAACTATTGTAGATTCTGACTCACTTCTTGGAGATAAAATAAAGGTAAATGTAAATTCTCTAAGTTGTGGAGCATTAAAAAGAAGTTCTATATTTGGATTTGCAATTGCACCTGTTGTTCTTGAAAGAATGTCTTGATTTTGTACTGCTTGTCCAACAAAATATGCTTTTGTTGCAGTTTTTAATGCTTTATTTTGATCAGAAATTAAAGATGCAACTTCACGGCCTGTTGCTCCAGCACCTTTTGCACCATCACCAATCATTGCTAATGCGCCCACTGCCCCAAGTGCTTGTGCAGGATCCATATTACCATCATTCCATCCAACAGTATTTGAATCTGAAATTGGACCTTGAATGGCCATAGTCACAACACCAATATTATTTTTAATATCTGGAGTAGATCTTGAAAGAATGCTAGATGATGTGGATGCATTAGATAAATTTAAACCAGAAGGTTCATACTTTAGCATGTAAAATTGTATATGATCTTGATTTGTTGTATCCATTTCTTCTGGATAACGTAAATCTTTTGAGTAACTTGTTCTAGTCTTTTCAAGATCTCCAATTCCAGATGCCGTGTCATCTATGTTTTTTTGAACTGCAGATTGTGTATTTGCAATTTCGTTGGCATCATATTTATTTGGATCAGCAGAATTATCTTCTTTTCCTGTAGTATCAGTCGATGTTGCAGTATTTTGAGCTTTTGTTGAAAGTGTTTTTTGCTGTTCTTTGGGAACACCCGCACT